TCCCATGTAAAAGTTGCTCCATTTGCAATAGTTGCAACCAATACTGCACCGTAATTATCAAGACTCCAGAGGCCTGGCTCCAGGACCACTCCTTCTCCAGTTGAATCTTCTCCCCAGTTTCCATTTTCCCAGGTACTTGTTCCCCAACCATAACCAATTGTTTGTACTTGTGGTCCAACAGTTACGTAAGGTGTTACTGTAATACTTCCTCCCGGTCCAGCACTTCCAGTTGCTGCTGAACTTTGTGTAATTACAAAGTTATTACTGTCTGTAATAGAAGTTACTTGAAATAATTTATCATCAAAATCAGATGCACTATATCCTGTACCTGAAGGTAGAGTTGTACTAGACATTAATATAATTTGTCCTGCAACTAAACCATGTGAATTTAATGTAATAGTTATATTAGCTGAAGATGCAGTTGTAGTTATGGTTCCGGCTCCTAGGCTTGTTGATAAAGGAGTAATATCATAAAGAGCACCATCAAAATAAACTAGTAAAAATTTATCTGTACCTATTACAATATATTTGTTTCCAGTTAAATCAACGAACGCATGCATCTGTCTTGCGATACCTACCATTGATTTTTTTACAGGAGATTGCCAACCACCTACTTTTTCAGGTAAACCATATCTAAATCTAGTATTATCAGAATCTACCCAACGTTGTTCTGCTCCTGCAGAAGTAGTTTGTTTGTCTATCCCTGGTAGTATTTTAAAATCGACAAGAGCCATATTTTAAGCCCCCTATGCTGTATTTGTTTTATATGCCCAACCTCTTGTAGCATCTACATAAACTAAAGTAATCGCTTGACCATTTGTACTTAAAATTAAATCAGATGTTCCTGTATTGATAGGTTCTCCATTTCTGGCTACAGTTAAATTATTTGTTCCAAAAGTTCCTCTTGCATCAATTACTACTACCTCATTACCAACAACTGGAGATGCGGGTAAAGTTACAGTAAAAGCTCCACCTGTTGTGTTAGCTAAAATCTGATCTCCTGCAATAGCGGTTACGTTTGCAGTGACTGTAGTGTAACCTCTTTCTTTAGTATTTTTATAAGCCCAACCTCTTGTTGCATCTACATAAACTAAATCAACAAATTGACCATTTGTAATTAATATATCGTTGGTAGCAGCACTTTCTATTGGTTGACTATTTCTATCTATAGTTAAATTATTTGTTGCAAAAGTTCCTCTTGCATCTGTAATACTTACTTCATCTCCTGTAGAAGGTGATGCAGGTAGAGTTATTGTTATAGCTCCACCAGTTGTATTTGCTAAAATTTGATCTCCTGAAACTGCAGTGTACGCAGAAGTAACTGTATTAAATCCTTTTGTCATTGGACCAGAAAACATATTAGTCCCATCAGAGTATAAAACCATTTTAGCTCCTACAGGAACAACTACTCCTGTTGCTTCACCAACAACTTTTACATTTAATGTATAATGAGAAGAAGATCTTGTAGTTGCATCTTCTATAATAAACACTCTTTCAGCAGAAGCTGGCATAGTAACCGTTCTGTTTGCTGCTAAATTTCCAGTTAATTTGTAGTATAAATTTTTACCATTAGATGTTGCAAAACTATCTAAAGCTAAAGCAACATCTGAACTAGCTACATCTAAAGGTAAATATCCTGATGCTGCTTGTTCTAAAATCTGTAAGTTTGTATTAGTAATTGTACCCCATTGACCAGACTTTTCGCCTGTTGTCATTAGTTCTAATTTTAAATCACTTGATGTGCTTGATGCCATATTACACTCCTTATATTGTATATTATATTAATTTTCAACAAAAGCAACTACGGTTTTGGTGGGATAGCTGTTGTATCAATTTCTACCCAATCACCTGTTGCTTGTGTGTTAATTTCCGTCCAATTACTTGTTGCTCCTGTTGCAATATCTACCCATTGTTGATCCACATTAGGGTCAATAGCACTCCATGCTCTAATAGATACCTGACTTGTTGCAAGATTAATTCTACTACCCGTTGGATTTACAACTGCTGTACCTGTAACGGTAACTGTGCCGGTTGCTATATTAGCCCTGTTTCCTGTAACCGGAACCGTTGCACCACCGGTAGCTGTTGCATTACCGATTGTTACATTTACTCTATTACCAACAACAGAAACAGTAGCGTTTGCTGTAACAGTAACGGTACCATTTGCAATATTAGCCCTGATGCCGGTTACCGGAACCGTTTGACCAACTTTTACTGATACATTACCAATAGATAAATTAGACTGGTTACCAGTTACACCTACTATTGCACCGCCAGAAACAGTAACACTTCCTGTTGCAGTATTAACTTGACTTCCTGTTGCAGCAGCAATAGCAGCAGCTGCTACCGTTACATTACCTGTAGATACATTTATCCGGTTACCGGTAACGTTAACACTTGCTTGACCTGCAATTGTAACATTACCAATTGTAAAATTAACTCTGTTACCTGTTACATTAACAAGAGCATTTGATATTACATTTCCACCAAAGCTTATTGTTGAAAAAGGTGTTGCGCCAAAGAGCATGGTCTATGCTCCTGGATCGATGATGTTATTGCCTTCTATTGCGGCCCATTCTTGAATTACTTGGTAATCTGTGTTGTCTGGATCATGTGGTACAAATTTTGTAATATCATTCATTATTGCTTTGTACATATTACAATTACCTTTGTGGTCATAAATTTTTTCAACTAATGTTATAATCATAATTCTGCATCCATTCTTACATATCCAGCTGATTGATCTATAGTAATCATACCTCCAAAACCTTTTGTTCTAGCTGTTGGAGAATCTGCATTTAAATTAACTTCATCTGGAGAACTATTTTGCGCCACTAAAGTACTAGGTGCTTGATCAAAAGGTTCTAAATCAAATGTAGATAAAGCACTTATAGTTACCGTTGGTGCAGCCCTCATTTTTACAGGAAGTATTCTATTTCCAATTACTTCTGTGGTAGTATTAAACAAACCTGTAAAACTATTTGCAAAACCCACGCTACCAGTAACAGGACCACCAACCTCTTGAAAGTATCTTTGACATCTATTTTCATTTACATCAAAAGGCAAGAACTCAAAGTCGCTTGCAACTTGACCTGCCTCTAACTGGACTCCAGTAATGTACCATTCATTACTTGTACTGTCGGCAAGATTGACTTGACCTACTGCTCTGTTTGCATCTACTGTGCTTCCCCAAGAAGTTTGTAAAGTACCTGATGTAAAATTAGTTCCAGCAGCCAACCAAAAAAATATTCTTAAACTTGCTCCATTATCATTATCAAATGCTCCTGTTGTATCTCCAGCAAAAGTAATTGTTTTCTTTTCCCAAGTATCTGCTGAATTTATTGTATATGATTTATTAATATTTCTTGCATTGTCATTATCATCTAGTTCTGCAATATAAGTTCCAGTTTTGTTTGATTTTACCCAGAATGAAAGAGTAAGATTTTTAGCAGATGAAGTGCCTTTTAATAAATACTGTAAATTTTGACCTTCAAATTTTGTTTGTATTGTTAGAGAATCAGTAGTAGATAATGAAGCATCAGCAGTAGTACAGTCTAATTTAAATGATTTTGAAAATCCTTGACTACTAGGCACATCAGTAGATTGAGATTCTGTCCAAGTTCCAGCTGTACCAGTAAAAGATGTTTGAAATCTATCGCAAGTATTATAACCAGTTGCTGTTACAGAACTAACAGAAGTTCCTCTTTGTGCTACATCCATCCCGCCATTAATTATTATATTCCTAAAATTAATGCCTCTTTGATCTGCGATTGCTGGGTTACCTATTCTAGTTATTGCCACGTTAATCTCCTATCCTGTATGCACCAAACCAGTTTGCATAATTATTGCTAAATGTTAAAAATTGTGGTGTTCCACCTGAAACATCTACTACACCGAAACTTTCTACATAATCAGATGTCCCATTCATTTCTACAATTTGACCTTCAAAAACATCAATTCCACTCATTGCACTACCTGAGTTACTAGATACGGTGCTTCTATTATAAACAGAGCCATTTTTATAAATATATACACCACCTGTAAGTACATTATTAGTTCCAGTTGAATTAAGGGATAATTTTGAATAGACATAATACTTACCAGCAACTGTAGGTAAAAATCTATTGTTTGTTGCATCCCAAAAACTATTTGTATCATATCTAACTGTGTTGTAAGTTACTTTTGTTATTACATTATCAGATGGATTTTGAGTATCTGTTTTATAAACTTCAAAAGCAGGATACAAAAGTTTCTGTGTTGTTAGATTACCACTTCCATCAGAAGTAATAAGTGCATTCCCCCCTGAATCCTGAAGTTGGTCTACTTTTAAAATACTGCTCATATTATGCTCCTATTTTATATGCTCCAAAGTATGATCTTTTTTGACTACCTGAATCACCTGTTATAGATTGTGTTCCAGAAACAGAATTTACTAATCCATAAATTTCTAAATAGTCTGATTCACTTAAATCTAAAACTGTTGATATAGCAATATTTACATTTCTATCTGCGGTAGAAGTGTCATCTGCTGCAAAACTGTTCCATAAAACTGAACTTCCGTTTTTATAAATTCTTAAACCTGTATCTAAAATATCTAAGGTACCACCATCCCCAGCTAGTTGAAGTGTACAATATACTAAATACTTTCCTGCAAAACCAGTTGGAACGGTGAAACGATAATTTGTTGCATTATCATAAGCGTCATTAGTATCATAAACTTCGCTATCAAATTGAACTTTAACAAAAGTATCATCAGATATAGATTGAGCAGAGCTAAGTTTAGCTTCAAAAGCAGGTGTGTTAGACAACAACGTAACACCTGATCCAATAGCAATGTTACCAGATCCTGCGCTGTTTGTTATTGTTCCTACTTTTAATGTTCCGTCTGCCATTATGCTCCTATCCTGTATCCTTGCATTGATGTTACACCTTGAACATAATCATTTCCTCTAGCTCTAGGAGTTTGACTTATTGCATCAGACAATACATACAATTCTATATAATCACTTGCTGATAGAGAAACTATTATTGATGCTTGTGATGTAACAAAATCAAAATAATGAGTAGAACCAGCGTTCAAAAGACCTGTTGCAATTAATGAACCGTTTTTATAAATCTGTGTTAAATTTGTATTTACGGCATTTCCTGCCGCACCACCTTGTACTGTTGCTCTACCTGTAATAAAATATTTTCCGCCTTTTCCACTTGGTACAGTAAATCTATAATTTGTCGTTGCATCAAAAGCACTATCTGTGTCTAAAGTAATAGTATCTAATGATATTTTTGTTGCCGCACCATCTGTTAAATTTTGATTAGTTGACCTTTCAACACTAAAAGCTGGATACATATGTCCAGTAGCAGCTCCACTTTCAAATGTAACTGTAGATGAATTAGTAGAACCAATAGTTAAATTACTAGTTCCTGATACTGTATCAATTGTATTTGTCTCTAACTTACTCATTATAAAATTACGAATGTACTCCCTGATGGAATTGTTATTGTGCCTGAAACTGTAACGGGGCCAACTAATGCTCCGTTGTTTGAACCTGTCATATTAATATTTGTCCAAGTTTGATTGTTCTTTACAAAGAAAGTTGAACTTAAAGAACCTGCACTGACTGTTGAATCTGTTGGAGTTCCAATATCAAACACATCACCTAATACTGTTCCGAAAAAAGTATCAGAGCTTGCAGGATTTGATGTGAAAGTAATTTGACTTCCAGATATTGTAAATGCTGATTGCGGTTCTTGGACAACTCCTGAAATAGAGATTATACAATTAGCTTCGTTTCCAGGAGACACAGCTGTGCCGTTCACCGTTAAGTTAAACGGTCCTGGTGTTGATCCGGTGAATGACCCTGATATGTCATCCAATATTTGATACGCTCCTGTTTGAGGAGCTTTTCCAACGTAAGCCAATTGTTATTCTCCTTATTCAGTTGGGATCGGGTTTGCAGTCTTAACAGCCTCTACATGGTCTTTCCATGTAGTTGTACCATCAACAGAATCGTGGTACTGCATGTCGAGCTGTGAACCGAGATCACCATAGGCCGCTTTTCTTGTAGCTCTAACTGCATTTTGTCTCTCTTCGAGATCTGCAGCAGAATCTACAGCGTTCAGTTGCTCATCAGTCGGTTTCGCTAATCCAGAAATATTCCATTCCTTGATGTAGGGTCCCTGACCGTTTGAGTCGTCCTGAAGCAAAACGTCCGTCATAAAGTCAACAGAAGCGACACCATTATCTGATGCGTACTGTTTGATTTTGCTTGAAAGTGATGCCATAGTTTGTCTCCTTTTTTATATTTATATATTATTCTGGTGGATTATCAATAACTGTA